TACCAGCAACGATAGAAGTATCGGTTACGAACACAGTCCAGTTGGAAGGCTCGCTGCCGCCTTCATGCCACGCCTTCGCCGCAAGACTGGTCCCCTGCACGCGAAAACGTACATGCCACGGGATGCCGGGGGTCCAGGTGCCGACCGTAGCGGTTCCCAATTGCGTGTACACGTCCGCGACGAACTTTCCGATACTCAGCTCAACCGCGAAGTCATCGGCTTCGGTGCGAAACCGCAGGTTCGATTCGTACATGTTGGCGAAGTCGGTAGACCTGAGCCCCGCGCCCCATTCGACCGATACGTCCATGGAATCATGTGAACCGGGGAAGATTGCGGACCAGGTGAGATCGCCGTCTCCTAGTCCGGGGATGGCATCGGTCAACTGCTCAACGATGTGTCCGTTCGGCTGCGTGCTCTGGACTACGCCAACGCCGTTGTTCACCCATACCGCGAAACCGCTGGAAGAGGTGCCTGTGTTCCAGGCTTGCCCGGTGTCTGCGGTACCCCAGTCGGTACCGGGTACCGGTGCGATCGTGATGATGGATGCACCTGCGTGTACCGTCCAGGTCTTGCCGGTTGAGTCAACGAAGTTGACGGTTCCGGGAGCCTGTGCAGAAAAATCAGGGTTCGCGACAACGGTTCCGCCGATACTGGAACGAAGCTGCGCCGCGTGCACCTGCCCTGTCAACAGGTTCTGTGTACCGTTGGTACTTGATCCAACCTCTAGCGGTGCCGTACCCGAAAATAGCGTAAGCGTGCCAGCCCCGGTTACTGGAGTTCCGAGCTGCACCCATCCGTTGTCCACACCGCCTACGGACGTATAGAAGGTAGCCGTGTGCCCACCGGCCCCATTGTCTACGTCAAGCGTGGCCCTAACGGCAAGTCGCCCCTGCGTGATAGGTACAGGTACGGTTGAGGTGAACAGGAACGCGTTAGATCCATCCGTGGAGTAGACGAGTCGGATCTTTCCTTCGGGGATGATGACCATTCGGTATGAGCGCTGATTGCCGGTAGTAACATACTTACCGAGTAGCGTACTGGTCATGCTGTGCCACGTCATCGTGGCATCAACGCGGATGTCAAGATCTCCTGTGAGGTCCAGTGAGGCAGCGTCCGGCGTGCTGGCATAGCTGGTCGCAGAGCCGGTCAGTTCGAGCGTGCCTCCATTTGGATATGCGCGGTTGAATGAGTCGTAGAAGACCGGCTCTAGCACGCGGTACAGGTTATCGGCGTTCGGCGTGTACTCGTAGTCGTCTACGGCAGTGACGCCTTGCGTGCCCATGCCGGACCCGCCGCGCACGTCAACCCACGTGGTGCCACCGTCAGTAGAGCGTTGGAGCTGGTACCTGACGTTCGGAGTCGGAGCACCGAGGGTAAGCCGGACACGTCCCAAGCTTGGCAAGTACTGTGCGGTCAACGTAGCCATTATGCGAGCCTTCCGGTACCCGCGCGAGCCCTGCGCAGTTGGTTGCGGTTCATCTCGTTCTGCTTCTCCACGACGATATCAGTGATCTCCCGATCGCCGATCTTCACTACGAAGTAATTGTCACCGCTGACACCGGTGGCGTTGATCGTGTCTCCGCCTCCACGCGCATCCTGGTTTCCTGCGCCCGCACGGCTCAATGCCGAAGCAAGCAAGCTGTCTACGCGCGGGTCACCGAGTGGAAGGATCGCCTCATTGAACCGGCCTTCGCCGACCATTGCCAGTGTCGGACCAGTGGCGAGTGCGCCAGAGGCGAGTAGCGGGATGTTCGGTGTCGAGACAGTGAAGCCGCCTACGCTGCCGAGCGGTCCGAGGTCGACCGAGGGGACTGAGAACGACAGGCTGTTCCATCCGCGAATGACAGAGTTGATAGCCGACTTAAACCCAGTCGCCAACGGCGAAAACATGTTGCTCAGCGCGCCGCTGATCTTGCCCGGGATGCCCTTGATGAAGCTGACGAAGCTGTCCCACCCTGATTTTATGCCGGACAGCGCAGCGGAAACGACGCTTTTGACCGTATTTATCCCGTTTTTCAGCGGCGTAAACACGGCAGAATTGAGGACCGACCAACCGACCTTGAATAGGTTGACGAGCGCCTGGAATCCGGCTACCATCTCTTGCGCTCTTTTGACGATTGTGTTGCGGATGAAATCCCAGATGATTTGCATCCCTTGCCCAGCGAGTTGGAATCGCTCGACAAGCCATTGGATCGCGCCACCGAGCAGTACGGTGAGTAGCTGCGCGAGCGCTTCGATATGTGGTACCACGTACGGCACGATGACCTGCTCAACGAGCCACAGCAGGATATCGCCGAGTACCTGGATGATCGGCCCGAGCACCGTTCCGACGATCTCAGCGACCACGCCGAGGAGTTCGTATAGCGGCGCTAGTGCTTCGATGATCGGACCTAGCGCCTCAAACAGGACAGTGAAGATCGGCGCTACTGCCTGTAGCACATCGCCTACTACTCCGAGCACGACGGCGAGCTGTGAACCCAGTGCTTCGGCTAGCACCTCGATTAGGGGCATAACGGACTCTAGCGCACCGACTAGGATATCTCCGAGCAAAGAGATAATTTTCGTCAATGGTGCGATAAGCGGCCTAATCGCCGTAGCCACGGCTCCAAGGATAGGCGCGAGGGCGGCAAGGACAGATCCGACCAATTCAGACAAAGGACCAAGCAGCGGCAATACAGCGTTGAGAATACTGGACAAACCACTGAAAATCGGAGGCAACGCAGGAGCGATGTTCGCTAGCACGGTACCGAAGGCGGACCCAACCTGGTTCAACGCCTCGAAAATCGAGATCAGCGCCGACTGCCCTTGTGCGGACGCCAGGAAATCGTCAAAGACCTGTAGTGCCTGCCCGAACACGCCGAGGATGTTGCCACCGGTAGCCTGCGCAGCGGCACCGATCGACCCGATGATGCCGATAATCGGGGAGAGGATGTCGCCGATCGCCTGGAACACGTCGAGAGCATCGCTGACCCAAGCCACGGCTTCGCCTGATGCCGCAGCCTGGTTCAGGAACTCCGCGAACTGCGTCACCACGGCCGCAATGCCTTGCCCTGCGGTCTCTCCGAACGCCGCATTAAGCGCGGTACCAACGTTCAGCAGCGCCCCGAACAGCGCCGCTAGAGGCTCCTGCATTTGGGCAAGGATCGTCGCCATGATGTCGAAACTCTGATTGACGAACTCGATACCCTGTGCCGAGGTTGCCACGCCCGCAAGTGCGGTAATGACGCCGTTCGCCTCAGAGGCGACTGCGGTCATACCTGTAGTCACCGGACCGAGCAGCGTTTCCGCAAGCGAGTTCAGAACATCATCGAAATCCCGGAAGAACGCGTCCTGTACGGTGTCGCGGAGTGTTTCAAGTTCCGGCATCATGTCCCGGATGGCCTGAGCGGCATCCTGCACCGCAGGTGCCATGTCCTCGATGGCTTCTTGGAACTCTTCGGCGCTGCCAGTGGCAGCAGCTTCGAAAGCGTCCCCCACACCGAGCGTCGCAACATTGAGCGTAGACATCCCCGCCGCGAGCACGCCGATACCGGACGGCAGTGCCGCGACGATACCGACAGCCGGTGCGAGCGCGGCGGCGAACTGTACCGCAGCCGCAGCACCAGAGGAGAGCGCGAGACTCAACGCAGCGAAGGCAGGTACCGGCAGCTTGATGTCGGCGATAGACGACAGCGTGTCACGCAGACCCGAACCGAACCCATCGCCGAAGTCTTGCCCCGACCGCGATCCAACGCGTCCCATGTCACGCGAGATCGACTTTTCAGCCCGTTCTACACCTTGCGTGAGTGAACGCTCAACGGTGCGGCTGGCGGACCGCGCGGCACGCTGTAGTTGCCGAGTGTCAAGCTCGGCAGTGATCTCGACAAACGCTTCATCGAGCGGACCAGCCATTACCGCACCTCAACCCCGTTAACCTGCGCTCACAGTGTACCGCCTATTTCCCGCGTTTCCTGCCGCTCACTCCCGGTGCAGTAAGCGTCGCCATGGCTGCTTTCGAATTGAACGTGTTCGTCTTGTCGTCGCCATACCACGCGGGTTTCGGTGCACGCTTGCGCTCCGGCTTGGCGTCCTTCGTCGCGGCGAGTGCCTTCGCAACGACCGGCTTCACTTTCTGCATGTTCCACTCCGCTACCTGTTCGGCTATCGCCGCATCGAACTTGTCTTTGTCCTCGGTTGAGGCGTTGCGCGTGGCGAAGTAGTACACCAGGTTCAGCCATCGATCCCAACGCATATCCTCATGGTCGATACCTCGGGAGGCGCACCAACCGTCGAAAACAGGCCAGACCTTCTCACTCAGAACAAGGTCCGTCAGTGCTAGGACTGCGGGGTAGGCTCTTTTCCCAGTGCTTCGCCGAAGATCCATTCGATGATTTCATTGAACGTCTGGATATCGATGGGTCCGTACTCGCCCCAAAATCGCCGTTCGAATCGGTTGAACGATTCCTCTTCGAAGATTTCCCCGAGTTCCTGCATGAGAACCTTGCCAGCATTGCTGTCAGGATCGCCCATCGCAGCGTCCATCTTGCCCTTGAGGGACGACACGTTGAACATCTGACCAGCGGAAACGTTCGGCCGAAGGTAGAACACCTCTTCATCGATGTCGAAATCGATGCGGTCTTTGCGAGTGGTAAAGCTCTTACGAGTCATGATGTCACCTTTCTAGGAAAACTGCGTGAAGCCTTCCCGAAGTCCGTCAACCAGGAACGGGTTGGGCTCCATGTACCGAGTGCCTTGGTGCACGTAGTTGGCATACTCGACATCGGTACCGATCCGATCAACAATAGCACCGTTTCGGATGTACTCCCGAATCTGAATGGAGTTCACCAGCAGTCCCGTATCGATGCGACGCGGATCGGAGTTGAGTCGGCGCTTAGCGGCTGCCTGCGTGGCGAGCGCGCGAGCGCGTAGGTTCATCACGACACCGGAAGTCGGAGAGGTCATCAGTACGCGGATGTTCCCGTAATTGGTTGAATGCCGAACCTTTGATGTCGCCATGACGCCCCTAACTGATATCGCAAGGGTATCCGCCGTTGGGCACACCGATCTGCACCGTGACCGCGGAGCCCTGGCAGCCTCCCATAGGCCCCACCATGATTTGAGGACCGATCGTGTACCGGTCGAACAGCTTCACCCCGTCAGTACGCGTGGAGCCCGCGCATAGGCAGCACATGAGTCCGGCCCGTACCGCCCACGCGTCCTCGATAGCCACGCGCGCCGCTGCGTCGACCTCAGAGCACGGGGGAGGGTTCCCCATGTCGTCACCGGTCGGTGAGCACCGGAGCATTGACACCGTGTACTGGAACACGAACAGCGGAGCACCGCACTTGCGCGTGCCTGCGTTCTCCGTCGCATCCCAGGGATTCGGGAACGTGCCCGACTCGTACGGCCTGTCAAGCGAGACAACGAGCTGCCCGCACTCGCAGTCGTCCCAGGCGATTTGCCCCGTCGTGATGCACACCCGACCGGGCAGGCCGGTGGTCGTGCCCTCAAGGTAGGGAACGATGCAGTCTCGCAGGTGTTCAGCAAGTTCGTAACCGGCGAACGGGTTCGCATTGGTGAATACCATCAGGCAGTCCCCACCCGTCGATGCTTCGGCCCGTCGATGTCGAAGATGTTCGCCATCCCGGTACCGGAGGGGTTGAATGTCTTGATGAACAGGTCAGGCCAGTACATGCCCGTCATGCCGCCCTTGAACGCCGTCTCTGAATCGAAGAACACCTTTTTGACGCCTTGCCGCGTCACCTCCTGCACGGTGCCGGATGGTAGGACGCAACCGGAGGCGTTCACGCACCGTTTCGCGATCTCCACCGCGAGCTGACCAGCTGCGAGCTTGCCGAGCTCGGGAACCTCCTGCCCGTAATCGGCGGTCACCGACCACGTACCTACCTCGGTGTCTTCGAGGTTCATATCGTTGCACCGCGGCCACTCCTCACCGTCGATGCGAACGAGGAGGTTGAAGTTGTCCACGCGATAAGCCGTGGAAGGCAGCACAACGCCGTCAACCTTGACCTCGGTAATCGAGGCTACCGGATATGGAAGGCGCACTTCGGAGATGTGCGAGCACGAGCAGTCGGAGAAGCATGATCCGCACGCGATGTTGATCCACGCGCCGCCGATGAGTGCGGGCTGCGGGAACGGCCACGATGAGCCGGTGAAGTCGTACCACCCGCCCGTCGTGGGAATCCACGGACCAGCGGGGAGGCAGTCTTTCCGGCACGGTCGCAGCTTCACCGAGCAGACGCCGAACTGGCGTTTCGTTCGGTTCCACAGGATTTCGGTGGCGATCATTGCCGCCGTGGCTTCAAGCTCCGGCGTCACCGATTCGGGGAAAGTAGCGCACGACAGATTCCACGCTTGGCACGAACCGAACGCTGCACCTCCAGCCGTTGCGGCTGTCGGGATAGGATTGATAACTGGCATGGGACCTCCTTACGGCGTGGCGAACTTTCCTGCGGCCACGAACACGGCTTGCGCGGTGTCGGAGAGGTTCGTGGCGGTGCGGGTGGCACAGATATACCCGAGGAACGCGGCGGCCCGCATGAGCGGGTTCGGTATGAACGTTCCGGCGCCGATAGAGTTGACGGCGTTGGCGA